CGGTCAGGCCCTAAATGAAAGGGGAGACCTTAAAACTCAAAATGTTGAAGGCGTGGTTGACGGAGCGATGGACCAGGTGCCATTAGGTAAGCCGCTTGGTGAAGCAGATGTTGACAAACATGCCGACACATCCCCGTCGGAGGCTGATAAACAGCCTCTGATTAAATTTGTATCTGCTAAACAGCCTTGCCCTGGGATGGTGAGAGCGGTGGCGGATGCTGCGAGTATTGATTCTTTTGAGGAGTACAACCATGAGGGGAGATGGGTAAAATGTACTGCGACTCAGAATTTTAAGATATATAGTGATCTTGTCGAGAACGGGCCAGCACCTGAGTTCTATTTCGGAAAGCTACCAGAAACACTGGAGCAAATGATTGGAGCTACGAGGATGGCCACGAAGAAAGATGAGACGCCTGTTGTTGAAGAAGTTAGGAGTCCAACGGGGAGCAGGAGCCCCACCTCTGAAAAGCCTGCAAGTGGTAAGGAGATCCCACTTAAAAAAGAAGATCCCCCATTCTTGATGTCTCCTAAGGAGGCGACTTTTGTATTTCCTACAAGCACGGAACTGCCGGCGTTTGTTCCCCCAAAAAGGGAGCAACGATTGGTGCGCGGTCACAGTGCCCTGTTAGTCACGATGGTCGTTCGGGCCGTCGCGCTGGGGAGTGTTGAGCATGAGTTGTGTAAATTCACTTCAGCGGATTACACTGCTTCGCATGCTATCGCAATTGAGGAGTACGAGTCAGTCGAGGATGTGACATTGAAGACATTGTCTGTAGATATTGGTCTTCTTTGTAAGATTTTGAAGCGTCGAGCTTCTGAGTTGATGGATGATTATAAAGAGTTTGTGAAAGTCTATTCTGTTATTAAAAATCCAAGTTTGGAAAGCTATCGAAGCTACCAATCTTGGCTTATAGCTGTTGGAAAGCGATCGTGGGGTCCTTCTGTGGCTAACCTGTATGACAATGTTGAAGTTAAATCGGTCTTCTCAAAGACCCTCTCTAAAGAGAAGGGGAATGGGAAAGACAAGGATAAAGATCCTAAGGTTCTTACTCCTGTCGAAGCTATCGAGGCCTCTATTGAGGAGGTCGAGAAGGAAGATAAGGAGGAGGATGTGGGATTCTTCCGGTCAATATGGGAGAAGCTTAAAGGAACACCTGCGCAGGTATCGGATTCGGTGCAAAAGCTAAAATCCGATATTGTGGAGGGAGTTGTGACTGAGGCTGTTAATACGGCTATCAGTTCAACCTCTCTGGCCAAAGCAGCTACAAAGGGGATTGAGACGGCACAGGCTAAAAGTGCAGAGTGGTGGCAGGAATTTAAGGATTGGTTAGAAAAGCATCCTGTCCAGTTTGCAATCAATTTGGTCACTGTAATAGTGGGCATTTTAGGTGCGGCGGGATATGCTTATTACCTACTTGGAGAGAAACCTCCACTATCTCATGGAACAATGTTCATCAATTTTTTACCCGATAATTTGGATCTTACCTTGCGTGATCGGGCGCAACCAGAAGGTAAGTTGTTTGATAATAAACTTGGATCGCTTATAAGTATTTTCTATAAGTACCTTGCAGGCTTGGCGGCAGGATTGACGGGGCTTGGACTGGTCACTGGAGCAGTCAACTCGTCGATCTTTACATGGATTTCGTTTTCGCTCCGTGAGATGCGACATCTAGTTGGAGATGAATCAGCTTGTGAAGAAGCTGAGGTCGACTTGCGTAATAGGCTTGTGGATTTGCAGAGCGTTCTAACTCGCCCTTGTAAAACCGAAGCGGATCGAACCGCTCGGAGTGACGCCCAAGTTGAGACGATCGTGCTAACTGAGCAATTAATGTTAGTATCGAGAGCTAAAGCTGGGAAGCTCACCTGGGGTGAGAGATGGGATATGTTCCTTTATGGAACCAAAAAATGGTTGCAAGGGGTCAACTGGAAGAAGGTAGCCACATTTGTTGCTTTTATGGCAGCAGGGTGTTTCATCTTCGCCGGGGTAGCGTGGTATAAGGGTGTGCTTGAGCAAGTACCTAGTGCAGCCGTTGCGGGAGCGCGAGCTATCCGTGATGGCGCCGTTAACACGTATATTCAGGTGGGGAATGAGTTGCGACTTAAACCAGCTGAACCACCTCAGACGCAACCTGAAGGTCTGCTGCAGAGTATTAAAACCTTTTTTACTGGGAAACCTGTGGGGGAGGAAAAACCTGCGGTGGAGATTGATGCGGAGTATTTGACTCCGAATGAAATGAAATTGTTAACTACTACGATCACTTCTCGCCATGCGATTGAGCAGGAAGAAGATCCGTACACTAAATACGCGCGCTTGCGACTTCGTGGCGCTTATCGGTCTCTTATTGAGGCTGCCGATTTGATTCTTCAGTTGGTAAACGACGAAACTATTGGTAGTCTTAGGGGGGAACTGATTGGTGAGCTGGTTACAGGACTTGATGGTGATTACGCCGACCAATGTAAAGGAGAGGTCTTCTTTTTCCAAGGAGTTGGGAAAGAGACACCCGAAGGCAAAGGCGGAAAGAATCGAGGCTATAATATGGCGCATGCTGCTATGGAGGAGAATAAGCGACAGCGTGATAGAGAGAGAGAGGAAGAACGCTGGGAGAAACGTCAACGCGAACGTGAAGACGCCGAGGAAAGGCGGCGGGATAATGAAGAACGTATATACGTTCGCCAGCAGATTAAAGAGCTTCGAGCTCAAAGAGAGTCCTTAGAGGACCATATGAGAGAGCTACATACACATGGTAGCAAAGCCAAGCACCAGGATGTCTTTAATAAGATGGCCGATGCTATGGAAGATATGAAAGGTAAGTTGATTCATTATTATGGACGGCTTGCCCAAATTAATAATAATGCTAGAGCTCGGGCTGCGGCCCGGAGGGGGAGGAACTACGGTACTTCTTCAAAAGGCAATGGCCCGATGGGCGAGGGAACGCAACATCCCGTCATTTCAATTACAGGTGTGGGAACACCGGCTTTCTTGCGAGCCAACACTCCCGTGGGACAGAGTACTGCAACTGCGCCGGTTTCTACTAATTCTGGTGCCGCGGCGGAAGCTCGTCTTAGGGGAATTGAGGAGGCCCTGGGAAAGCTGGCGGGGGCAATTAGCGTCTTATCAAAACCTAGAGAGGTGGCTCAACCGAAAGGAGGAGACCCTGCTAGGCCTAATCCGGTTGGAAAATCTACGACTACTAATTACGTTCCACGTGATGAGGGAACGAATAGTTGGGATGGAACCGCACCGGATTTACAGGCCCAGACTGATTACCAAGCTTTAGAGGCTATGGAGGCTCTGGCAAAACAAATGAATGCGGGGTTGACACCCCCTCCGGCGGAGAAGAAAAAGTATCCGTCGAGAAAATGTGACCATTGCTCTGGTCGTCATCCGTTTAAACCGTGTCAACGGTGCGGAAATGAGCATTGCTTCAAGGATGAAACTAAGTGTACTTCTCCACCTCCGTGGAAGAAGCCTGCGCAAACGTACGCACAAGCTGCCGCAACAGGCACTCCTGAGGCTACCACTGAGCATGTGCCCGTCAACCCTGATGATATCAGGGATTCATTGATGGTTGCTGTGTCCGGTGAGAAAGTTGATGGGGAAAATATGCGCACATCCGCTTGGAAGGTTATTTCTAACGTGAGTGGCGCAAATGAGACGTACTTGGCGTGTGTTACGCACACTATACGATCACCTGGATCAAAATTGGAGTGGGGGGGTAAAACCTACTCACTACCTGATATTACCAAACCCGTCTGGTTATTCCCATTTGCAAGCCAAGACTTGTGCTTGTTGCCATGGAGCTATTGGAATGGAGCTTGTCCACTACCAAAGAAAGCTTTTCCGTTGGCGCAGGTGGAGAACAAGTTTAACTGCATGTTTGCTGGGAGGGACCCCTTGTCGAAAAACTTCGTGGTCGCCCCAGTAGGAATGTCCAAGATTGAGGGTTTTAGATTGCGTTACAATGTGAGCACTGTTAATTGGTCTTGCGGGTGCGCGATAATTGAGTTTAGGAAAAGTAATTGGTATCTAGTTGGATTACATACGGGTACCTATGGTAAGACTGTGAATGATTGCAATTATTGCGATTTATTCACTATCAAGCCAAAAAACTAATTGGATTGGCCTCGAGGGGGCTTACTTATACCCCCGAGGCGCGACCTCCCCCGAAGGATTCGAGGGAGTTACCTTACGATCCTGGAGAGTTGCTCTGGGATACGCCTGAGGTTTTTGAAAATTATGAGAAATTGGAACCTTTCAAGGTTCATGATGTTATCCGATGTACTAAGTACAAGACACCCTTGGCTAAGGAACGAGATAACTATTATAGATTTGAGGACTATTTGTTCTCCAAAGCGCCTGAGGATTTGAAAACCAAGCTACTTGATAGGGCTGGTGCGTTTTACAGGGTTGTTGGTACTGTCGATTCAATCGATAAGTCTATCCGTAAAACTGATTTTCCGAGGGCGACTAAATATAAAACTGACCCTCACTGGAGGGAAGCGAAGGCATACACGTGGGACATGTTTTTCGACGTGTTACAACGTAACTGGCACATGGCCACGATGGATGAAATCTGGACTGTGCTGGATTTGGATACTGCTTGCGGTGTGCCATTCGCCCTGTTAGGGTTTAGGAAGAAAAAGGACTTTATGTCCAGTGAGTATTGTATTCACTTTTTGTTTGATGATCCTCGTAAGTATCGTCCTCCGGTATGGAAAACTGCTGGTAAAATGGAATGGTATCCTCTACATAAGTTGCTTAGTGGAGATGTCCGTACGTTTATAATACCACCCATGCCCCTGTTGTACTTTCAAAAGGTTTTGTATCATGCGCAGAATATTGCGTTGATGCTTTATAAATGGAGTGCATATGGGTTTGATCCGTACCATGGAGGGACAGATAGACTTGCGAAGCGGTTGTGTGTAAATGGTCGATTCATTTACTACGACGTTAAGAGCTGGGATAGGCTTCTACCTATAATGCGGAATATATATAAGCTGCGTAATAAGGCAATACCTGAGAGATGGCATTGGTTGTGTAAGTGGGTTACTGAGAACACGGTTAGTTCTTATTTGCTACTGCCTGATGGCAGAATAATTTTTAAAGATAATGGGAACAATTCTGGTTCCGGTAATACCACCACTGATAATATCATTGGCCACTCTTTTATAACAGCCACCTGGCTTTTACACCTTTTTGATGGTGATACGAGTAGACTTGATGAGGCCGTTGTCACTCTTTTTGGAGACGACAATGTTTCTTCCATTCCCGAAACGGGATATTCTAAGGATTACACTGAGAAAATATTGCATACGGTTTTTGAGGAGTTTGGGATGACACTTGATCCTTGTATGGTCGTCGATGACCTAGAAGGAGTCGAGTTCCTGGGCTTCAGATTTAAACGATATGCTTCTTGGTGGATACCTAAATATGATACGGCGCGGCTTTTGGCTGCGTTTTGTTATGATTATGAAAGAATGCCACTGCCAGCTATGATCTCGAAGGCTTATACTTTGACGGTTATGGCGGCGGGGTGTGATGATGATACTTTTGAAATAATGGGCCGGGTCTTTGAGTCTTATTTGAAGAGACTTGAGGATGAGCAGGACCCAACAATCCAAGCGTATGTCCATCTCGGTGCGCCGCGTTTCGTAGACTGTTTAGCTTTTTACCTTGGCTGGGAAGCTGGGGCTAAAGTTTCGACATTATTTGATTTCTCTTATTATAAGGAGGTAATGGAAGGTACAAATAGAGAATATTTGGAACAAAATGTCAGAAGCAAAAGCGATCAAGGCTGCGAAACGCAGGGAGCGAAAGAAGATGAAACGTAAGGAGAAACGAAAGGTGGCGGCAGCTGTGGCGAAAACTGCGGGTGTCAGCCGTCCTCCGCGACAACGGCGGAGAGCTGGACGCCTTCCGACGGCTAGTCAGACTATGAATTCGGCTAGTATGGGAGGAGGCGGAAAGTATTTTCGTAAAGGATATGGAAGAGATCTTGGCGGAATATTGGGTGAGGGAGTTCAAGGGATAATGGATGCGATAGGATTTGGGGATTACCGTATAAAGAGGAATTCTTTGATCTCGCACATTAATACCGGGACAGACCCGCCCACCGTCAGGAATAACTTTCGGGGGGAGGGTACTGTTATCCACCACCGGGAGTTTATTGGGAATTTGAAGTCTGGCACGTTTCGTAGTGGTACGACGGCCACTGAGTTTACAAAGTTTGCTTACCCGATTAATATTGGGAATTCGAACTTGTTTCCGTGGGGTTCTACAACTTCTGTTAATTTTCAGGAGTGGGAGCCCAGCGGCATCTTGGTAGAGTTGAAGACCACGAGTTCTAATGCAACTCTTGATTTGGCGATGGGAGCGATGTTTTGTGCGGTCGATTACAATTCGTTAGATCCTGCGCCTTCTTCGAAGAGGGAGCTTGAAAATATGGAATATGCTATGAGCCAAAAGCCTAGCTCTTCTATTGTTATGCCGGTGGAGTGTGCGCGTCAAAATACGCCGCTAACCCACTTGTATATTTCACGTGATTTAGATTACCAGGGGGGGGATCAGCGCCTCTATAACCTTGGTGTTCTGTATGTTGGTAGTGAGGGTATTCCCGCTGAGGAGGCAGATATTGCCGAGATCTGGATTACCTATGACATTACCTTGTTTAAACCGATTCTGGGCAGCGAATTTTTGGTGGAAGCTGCGATTATTGATTCGTCCTCTAATACGAACGATTTTCCTTTCACTAATGGCGTTGTCCGTTACGATCCACATGGACTTATTGCTGAGACCAATTTGACGAGTTTTTCTTTCGAGATTAGCCCGCATGGTTACGGTAAGTGTTTTATGATGATCGTGAATAATGGAGCCACGTTGTCTGGAGCCACTATTAGTCCACTGTTAGATTTATCAATTTCGGGTGGCATTGATTATATCTTTGCCTGTCAGATGTCAGGATCTGCTCCTGACGTTAACTCTGCCGCTTACTGTTATCCTTCGGGAGCGGACAGACCGTGTATAATGTTGAATACAGTAGGATTTGTGATGTTTAGGGTGCCTGATACACCGACTGCACAAGTGGTCGTATCTATTGTGGATTGGGACACTCCGAACACTGGTTCCGCTAATGTTGGGAATATGTTTTTATTGCGAATTCCGGATTTTGAGCAGGAGAGTCAAACGGGGGAATTACATGCCAAACTAGCCGCGCGTTCTGCTAACAGAGCGTGTCGAGTTGGACGAGCATTACCTCCGCAGAGGCCTTCTACTACAAAGGCGTTCGCGTCGAAACCGTTTACCAACCAGTCATTAAAGACTGACCGTGGCGACGAAAAGAGAAAGCAAACTCTTAGAAAACTCCGTGCTGAGCAGGAAACTCAGCCCGTGGATGTTAAAACAAAAACTTTACCGGCCGAGACTAGTGGTGAAAAACCAGGCCTTAAGGAAATGGACGATCCGTCTACAACGTCAAGCTCTGATGAAGAGGGTGGAATGTGGATTAGGTCCTGTCCCGCAACTAACGTCAAGTTACCGGAAACTTATGTTACAACTAAGTATTTTAGGAAAATGGCGTGGTACGGGCATAGGTACCGAAACCTAACATCTGTCGTGAGCTCAGGTTGTTTGGACGGAGGTTCAACCACTAGTGAACAAGAGCGCAAGCGGAAGTTAGAAAAGCTACGAGTAAAGGCGACTGCCAAATTCGGGCCGGAATTTACCGCGCGACTCTTTGGGACGCCGACGAATGGGTAAGGATGGCTGCTCCACACTGCGAGGGGGCGGAAAGTATTCTTTCTTTTTCTCGGGTCTAAAACCGGGAGGAGTAGAGATACTTGCGCCTTTGCGAAGTGTGGAGGATCGACCTCCACCGAACCTGTTCTTTGACGGAACAAAAAAAAAAAAAAAAA